TGTTTTCGACTACGGCGGATGGGGCGTCTTCTCCGACGGAGCGGATGAGGATTAGCCAGAACGGAGATATTGTATTCAGGAATATGCCCACAGTTTATCCGTATACAGACAATGCTGTCCAGTTGGGTGGCGGCGGAACCCGCTTTACAGCCCTTTACGCAGTAAACGGAACAATTCAGACATCAGATCAACGAGAAAAAACAGAGATAACAGATTCGTTGCTGGGTTCTGATTTTATTAAATCGCTTCGCCCCGTTTCCTACAAATGGATTGATGGAGGAAATCAGGACACTGGTGAACGTGATGAACAAGGTAATTACATCTACAAGCCTGTGCCAGGAGTTCGCACACACTGGGGCTTTATTGCTCAAGAGGTAAAGCAATCTATTGATGCGGCTGGTGTTGACTTTGGCGGTTGGGTACTGACCGATAAAGATGATCCTCAGAGCCAGCAGGCTCTGCGTTACGACCAGTTCATTGCTCCGCTTACCAAAGCGTTGCAGGAGGCTCTGGCTGAAATTGATGTACTCAAAGCCAAAGTTGCAGCCCTTGAAACCGCGTAGTCCCCTTCACTCATCACTCTGGGGCGGGCGACCGTCCTTTACACCACGCCTAAACTTGCAACACCACCCATCTGACCATGGCTAAATCCACCGAGCCGACCACCGTCTTCACCTGGAAGATTGCAAGCCTCGACCGTGAGGTAGCAGACGGGCTGGTGACTGTCGCCCACTACACCGTGGATGCTTTTGATGGCACCTATTCCTCCGGTGCATATGGCAGCGTTGGGCTTGAGCGCCCTGAAAGCCTGATCCCCTATGCCGACCTCACCGAAGAACAGGTGATCGGTTGGGTGCAAGAAGCACTTGGCGGCGATGAAAAGGTTGCCGAAATCCAAGCCGCACTACAGGCTCAGCTGGACGAGCTTCGCCAGCCCACTAAGGCCGCTGGTCTCCCCTGGGCAGGCTGATGGCAGTCCGCAGTAAAACTGGCACCGCTCGCATTGAGCATCAGCCGGGACCACCTAAGACCACCCGCCAGGGGTACGGCCAGCACAGCCGCCCACGCCGCCGTGGCCGCAAGCCATTGAGAGGCCAAGGGCGCTGACATGGACCCCGACACCCGCGAGAACTGGCGCAAAATCCGCGACCACCTCGAAGCTGTCGGGAAGACAGATAATCACTACTATCGCCGAGCGGTGGCAATCCTGCAGGGCGGCCCGGACCCGTTCGATCGCTACCATAGAGGTGATGCAAGCCTGGGCGATGGCTGACGAACCACAGAGCGTTGGTGGCGTCTTCTCCGCGTCGCTGCCCACCGTATTGGCCACCGGCATGGTTGCTATTGGCGGCCTGTTGATCTCAATGCAGATCCAGTCCGCCAGGATCGAGGCCACTGTGGTGCAGATGGCTAAATCGATCGAAGAACTTAAAACCGATAGCCGCAGCGAACTGGCTGATCTCGATCGCCGTGTGCGTGCGCTTGAAATCAGCCCATAATCGGATAGCCAGACGCTATTGCCATGTCTGCTGAAACCATCGCGATCATTGCCGTCATCGTTGCCGCCGGCAGCGAGATCATCGGCATGTCAAGCCTTAAGTCAAATAGCTGGGTTCAGCTTTTGTTCCGTGTTTTAAAGATCCTGTTTCCTAAGAAGAAAAAGCACTGAGCATGGCCAACACGGCACCGATCACGCTGCAAACTTTGTTTCGGTACTACAAGGGTCTGCCTCATCAGGCCGCGGCGATCAGCCTGCTTGAGCAGGACCTGGCCGCCAATGGTTACCAGCAAACGATGCGGCGTGATCGCCCGTGGTTCGAGGCATGGAGCCAAGACGGTAAGCAACTGGACCTCAGTGCTGGCATCAACCTGATCAAGCAGTTCGAGGGCGTTCACCTTGCTGCATATCCTGATCCGCTCAGCGGTGGTGAGCCGTGGACTATCGGTTATGGCACCACTCGCTATAGCGGCGGTGTGCCGGTGAAGCGTGGCGACAAGATCAACATGATCGAAGCTGACATGCTCCTGCGGCTGGAGGTCGATCGGATCGCCAACAAACTGGCCGCCACCATTCCGCACTGGAAGTTGATGGATGACAATCAGCGATCGGCGCTGGTGAGCTTCGCCTACAACTTGGGCGAAGGCTTCTATGGCGCTACTGGCTTCGAGACCATCAGTAGGGTGCTACGCGAGCAAGCCTGGGACCAGGTGCCCAAGGCCATGGAGCTGTACCGCAACCCTGGCACCAATGTGGAGGCTGGCCTGCTGCGGCGGCGTAAGGCGGAAGGTGAGTTATGGGGCGACCACAGCCCTAAGAAACAACAGGAGCCAGCCCGGCTGACACCCGACTCATCGTTTAGCGCACGGATCACACCGCACATCCGGCTAGGTGAATTCGCGCTGGATCAGGAGGCCAGGCGGTTCCGGCACCAGTATCAGGTCGATACTGCCGCCGAGCTGGCAGCATTTTTAGAACGTGCTCGGACACACTTTGGTGGCAATCCACTGATCATTACCAGTGGCTACCGCAATTCTCAGGTGAACGCCTCAGTGGGAGGCGCAAAAAACAGTGAGCACCTATTTAATGCCCCTGGGATAGGCGCGGTTGATTGGTATGTCAAAGGAGTTGATATTTACAAGCTGCAAGATTGGTGCATTAAGAACTGGCCTTACAGCACAGGGAAGGGCGCTTCGCGCGGATTTATTCACACGGGAATCAGGAAGGGGCGGCCAAGGATTGTCTGGGATTATTAAGATATTGCCACTGTTGACAGTTACGGATATTGCTGATCTGGGCATTGGTAACACCAAAGACATCTGCCAGCCACTTGCCTGGAACACCTTTGCCAAGCATCACGCTGATCGCAATAACTTCTCGTTCAGTAAGCTTGGCCATTGATGCTTTTTCGCCGTAACGAGCGTGTAGCTGTATGGCGTGCAAAGCGTTCTCCGACGCAGTACACCACTCAAGGTTGTCAACAGAGTTGTTGGCCTTGTCTCCGTCTTTGTGATTGACCTGTGGACACTGCCTTGGGTTAGGAATGAAATGTTCTGCCACCAGTCGATGCAGCGATGGACGGCAACGAGTTCCGGATCGCCAAAGCTCAGTTCTGACATACCCCCTATTGGTGAACTTTGGCTTCACAAAACCTTTAGGGCCTTTGACCCTTCCTTGATCCGAAACTTCATAAAGCCCCTCATAGCCGACAACGGGCTTCCACACCTCTACGCTGGTGGTCATCGCCTGGTGATTGCAGGTGGTCACGCTCCAGGGGCGGCAACCCGCTGGGGCACCTCAATCTTAACGCTGAAATTCTGTGCTGGTCCCTGATCACGAGATCGCCCGTCTCTGCAAGATGGAGGCGATGGTGACGCCGTTCAATCCCGATCACATCAACCCGGCCAGCCTGGATGTCACCCTGGGCGATCGGATCATGATCGAGGTGGCAGGGCACCCTGAACTGCAGATCCTGGGCATCACGGGCCATACCGAGGAGGATCCCTTCTGGATTCAACCTGGCGAATGGTTCTTGGCTGAAACCCGCGAGATCTTCAACCTGCCCGACCACATCGGTGCGCAGTTTGTTCTTAAGTCGAGTCGCGCCCGCGAAGGCTGGGATCATGCCGAGGCCGGATGGTGTGATCCAGGATGGTATGGCTCTCGGCTGACCATGGAGCTGAAGAACAGCCGCCGGATGCATCCACTGCCAATCTGGCCTGGCCTGAAGATCGGGCAGATGAAGTTCCTGCTGGTGAGCGGACGGCCTGACCGCAGCTATGCGGAATGTGGAAGATATAACGCCGATCTGGGCGTGACCGCCAGCAAGGGCTAGCGTCGATCGGGAGACGCCTGGGCCTCAGCGGGACGGCTGGGGCCTTTTCATTGGATGCACCAATGGCGCCATCCGTAGCCGATGAATGATGCCAGGTGCTTCAGCTGGATCATCCATCGGGATCATGGTGTAATCGTCGCAGCCGTGCTGCTCGGCGAAGGTGGTGGCGGCGATGTGCGTGTCGAACGGTCCGACGTGCCACGGACCAATTCGGAGGATGTAGGTCATGGGAGTTCAAGGCAGTGGCGGCATGGTCTGGATGGACAACTTGGACCGTGGCACCCACCACAACCGAGTAGTGCGACTGCCGCCAGTGGTCATAACATTTTGCTCCCAAGCAACATACACAGTGGAATCATTGTGAATCCAGAGATCGCCCTCCTCAAACGGAGATGATGACGGGATATAAATCGCGTCTTCGCAAGGAGGGCAGAACCCTTGCGCAACGTACTCGTCGTGGGTGAAATTCATGGTGTTTCAGGTTGCAGTGATACAGGCCAAGAAAACGCTCACTGCAAAGGCGTAGACCGCAAGTCCTGCTACAGGGCCGGCCCACACGACAGCGACGCCCGCAGCTAAGTGAACGGCGATAACACCAAAGAACAACGCCACTACCAGCCCAAGGCTGGCTAGAAAACGGCGGATGTAGGTCATAGATAAAAGTCAGGGGCGCCGGAGCGCCCCAGTGAGTTCAGGCCAGTGCCCGGTTGGCGAGCATGGTGTCGGCGGTGGTCAGGCGCTGCATCAGCTGAGGAAGGATGTGGAAGTGGCCTTGGCGCTTGGCCGCTTCGATCATGCCAAGAGTCTCGGCGCGGAACTCTTGCCACTCCTGGCGCTGGGACTTGCGAGCAGGCTTGGCGATGGGGTTGATCACGACCACGCCAGCAGAGCGGCGGTTGTTTGCCTTCCATGCGGCCAGTTCAGCGGCGGTCATGTTGGCGGTGACGGAGGTGCGGGTCATGGGTCCGGTGCGTTGATGTGTGAACTATACCCCGCCGACGGGGCATACTCCCCCGCATACGGGGCACCTTTACAAACCGTCACACTGCCTGCCTGGGTTGCCCTCGCTACCGTTAAGCCAGCCGGGGCTGCTGCCCATGCGGGCGTACATCGTGGAGATCACCGCCAAGGTGCTGGTGCGCTCCGAAACCGATGCCAGTGAGTTACCGGCTGACATTTACTCCCAGATCGCTGAGTTCATACGCAACGACGACGAAATCCTCGACTTAGAGGTCTACGCCGTTCCCTTGCCAGCCGATCTCAGTGGATCAGCATCACATTGATGAGACACGGCTGATCACCCGGCGCTCCGCCCGTGATCAGATCCACTTGGCTTGGAACTGGTGCTGCGCATATTGTCGCGAGCCACTTGGCCGCTCTCCAACCTTGGATCATGTCATCCCCAAGGCGCATGGCGGTCTGACCGTGCGGAAGAACCTGGTGAGCTGCTGCTTCATGTGCAACAGCCAGAAAGGCCACAAGCCATGGGTCGACTGGTATCGGGCTCAACCCTTCTGGTCAGCACTCAGCGAGTGGGCGATCGCAACCTGGCTACATGGTGAGCACGATTGTGACGATCAACATGCCGCCTAACCAGGTCAGCCCGAACACCACCACCGGAGGGATAGTCATCGTGCCAGCAGGTGATCCAGGTACAACTCGGCCTGCCACAGATCGCTGGAATAACGGCAGATGCCACCAACGCAACTGCGGTAATACAGCTCGAACCCTGGCCGATCAAGCGTCTCGATCCAACCGCCATCACGCTCCGTGCGGCTGACCACTACTGATTCGTTCACCTCGCCTCCTCGCGATGGATCCAGGTCTTCAAGCCAGCCACATAATCACGCAACACCTGCGCCTGCTGCAGGTGCCAATCCTCGCCTGAGTCGAACCACAACCGATTGTGGCGATCGATAGCCTGCAGCGACTGATGGATCAGCACGTTCCACGGCTCTCTAATTGGCGTGTTGAACTCACGCTTGGACACGGCGACCTGGGCGGCCTTTATCAGTCTGGCGCCGGCAACGCACGATCGAACATCTCGCACATCACTGCGTAGCGCCCACCACTGCGCCGTGATTCGGGGATCGCAAGCTCACACCGCTGCTTCGCCATATCCCACTGCAGACAGTCCCAACACATCACGCCGGCATCGCGTGGCCGGATGCTGGCCAGTGCCGCCTGAAATACGGTTTCAGCTCGCAGCAATGCCTCCTGCAGCTGGATGGTGCCAGTGTCTACATCCAACTGCTGCTCAGGCTTTGGTCCGAGCGTGATCAATGCGTGCCAAGTCCGATCAGCGCGATCGCATACAAGCAACAGACGACCGGACTTGAGGCGGATCATTCATCCAGCTCACCGAAACTGGGCTGGTGATACAACCGTTCAAGCTGCATCGTGATCGGTTCACTCTCAACGATGTCTACCGGATCGGTCACATCCTTGGCGACGAAGGTGAATCGTGAGCCATAGGGCTTGACCACCAGCAAGCCGACACGCTTTGAATGAGCGAGGAAGCGAAGCGCCACCCATTCAAGCCAGTTCAGTTGGAGGTGTTCGCGCATGACTCCATCTTGCCGATTAACCGTTGCAGATACCACTCCGCTTTCTTGGCATCCTCCAAGGCGTTCCCCTTGAGCCACATGCGGATCATGTACTTCAGCGCCTGGCCCTGCAGGTATGCCGGAACCATGTGCGGCGCATCGCTGATCACCGACTCGATGAAGTCGATCGCCTCGACAGTGGCCGCCTGGTAATGGGGCGGATGGTTCACGAGATCTGCTGCTCGGCGTTCTTCCATTTCTTGCGGGTGATGATGTTGTGAATGTGGGTGAAGCTGACCCCATAGATGGCCGTCAGCTGCTTGATAGTCCACCCTGCAGCGTGCAGCTTGCGGATGTCGATGGCGTTCTGCGGCGTCAATACAGCATTTCCGGGCACGTGGCCCAGCTTGAAGCTGGTGCGCGTTGCAGCCCTTACCGCCACTTGTCACCCAGCAACACCTGGCGGCACACCTCAATGGCCTGTTGCGCCTGTTTCTCGGTCATCACCGATTCAGTCTCATCCATGGCACGCACCACCCGCTTGAAAATCTCCTCGTAGCTGGTGTCACGGAAGTTGGTGGCCATGTCCCTGGCGAACTCCTCCCACAGGCCCGTCATCGTGCCACGCAGCGGGTGCCCATATGGCAGCTCCTCGCGGCCACTGCGCTGATAGAGCGCCTCCATCATGTCGGCGCGTTGCTGGTCAAGTCTCATGGTCGAGGTATTGGCGAAGGTTGAGGAGTTCAGAGCAAAGCTGCTCGCGGTTGCGGATGCCCATCGTGCCGCGGAGCTGATCGACACGGATGTTGATCAACAGCCGCAGCCGATCGCGTTCGGATTGCTGGCCAGCCTTGAACGTGTTGCTGCCCTCCAAGAGGCTATAGAGCCTGGCGCGTGCTGCTGGGTTCATGCCACCTCCACCGTTGCATTGGGCCAACGGTTCTGGGCGTAACGGATCGCGGCGTTCACGTTTTCGGCCCGTGTGATCCACAGCATTGGCTTGGCGCCACCAGGGAACACCATCAGCCGATACTCCTTGGTGCGGACACCATGCCGCGGCCTGCTGATGCCCTCGCCATAGATGCCCTGTTCCTCAGGTGGCGTGCGCCATTGGAAGGCGATTGGCGAGTTAGTCATAGATCACGCTCTCGGTGACGGCTTCAACGTTGAGCCACTCAAGCTCGGACCACCACGGAAGCCAAGTGCGCGCGGCGATTTCTTTAGCTTCTGTCAGGCTGTGAGCGTGGACGCACTCGCAGACGTTGGCGGTGCGGATCTGGAAGTAGTAGCGGCGGGGGCGGGTCATGACTGAGCCTCCTGCCATTCGCCACACCATGCCCACTGATGAGTCAATGGCCACAGTGATTCCGGCTGATAGCCATGACCATCACCTTGGGGAGAGTGCCAAACGAATGGATGTGGGGCGTATTTTCGGCACATGCCAAAGCCATCGATTGCCTCGTCTTGGTAGTAAGACCAATAACGGCACTTTTCACAGTTTTGCTCAGTCATGACGCACCTCCACCACCTGCTGGGTGCCGCTGTGGGTCATGCCGGGCTGGTTGCCGGCTTCAAGGCCGATCATGGCGAACACAGCCGCGACGATCAGCAGACAGATGGCGTTGTTGATTCGATTGATCATGGGAGGTACTGGTTAGCCCAGCGGATGAGTTGATCTCTAGTGAATGGCCCCCGGGGTTCAGCATCGGGGAGGTAGACGGTGTAGAAGAAGTCCTCAGTGCTGATCGTGCCGCCCATCTTGCGAACGGCATAGTGGATCAGCTTGATGGTGCGGAAGCGGGTGGGCATTAGACCACCGCGACCAGGCGATCCTTGCCCATGCGTTTCTCCCAAGTGCTGCCGTCGCGATTGGCGAACTGAGCGATCACTTGAGCCTTGGTCTCTTTGACGTAACCAACGAAGGTGGAGGTGTAGCCGAAGTTCCAGATGGTCACGTCACCAGCTTGGAGTTGGCCTGCGGCCTTGCCCTTGCAACGACCGACGGATTGGATCTGAACGGTGGAGGTGGTCATGGGTGGAGATGCAGTGCCCCTTCGGGCGTGACCTAAGTATGCCCCACCGACGGGGCACCCTCAATCCCCCTGTGACAGTTCTTCACACTGCACCCTCGCCCACGGCCAGCTCCACCGGCACCCGCAGTTGCGGCTTGCTCTGGCCACGTGCTCCGCTGCTCCACCCCACCACCGCAGGGCTCACAGGCAGTTCCACCGTGAACCATGCATGACTGCAGTCCAGGCACAGCCGCTTCCGCACCGTGACCGCACCATCGCGGTTGTTCGTTGCCACTGCCCGAATCGTGCCGCTGGAGCATCTGGGACACTGCATCGCTATCGT